CTGACGGTGTGGGCGTTTTGTTCGCTTCGTCCAGTATGTCGGCTGAGGTTACGTTGTCGGTGGCTGCGAATATCGCTGCTGCTGCCGCGAGTATCGTGGTCGGGTCATCTAACCTTGAGGCTACGTCCACGAGGGTTCAGTTTGCAACAGCCCGAAACATGCCCCTGGAGGTCATAGGGACGTTTACGGCCCTGATTGGTCACCCGGTAGCCGGACGGCCTTTTGTGGCCTCCAGCAGCCTCACAGCGACGATTTACACCAATCCACGGCTGCTGGTTCTACCGACTGTGGAGTATGCTTACACGGATCATGTCCTCCTGGAGAGGTACCCCATCGACAATGGTAGAAGCCTGCTGATTACTGCGGGTGTCGGGGAGATTGGGGACTTCTTCGCCCAAGAACAGATCCGGTTGGCTGACCACTATTTCGGTGGTGGTCGTCGCCACGAGTTAAACCCAACGGAAGAAGCCGCTGTCGTAGCGGCGGGATATGGTGATCTCATTGTCACAGAGTTTCTGTCGTAGCGGCTGCAAGACGCAAAACCACTCCTCTTATTCGGAGTGCCTGCGTGCAGCGAACCCGACCATCAGCTCAACCACGGGCAGCAATCTTGCTTACATGTGGGATAAGACGAAGAAGGATCTATCTGCTTACCGTACTGCTCGCGCTAACGGTATCCAACCTGAAGGAACTAGTGTTGAAAAGGTCCGTTCGGCTGAGGCTGCAACTCGTCGCTTGGGTCGTCCGTATGATGCAAATACTGACCCCCCGGCAAATATGATCGTGAATAAGAATTCTGCCCGTTTTGTGAATGCGAGTGATTAATGAGTACGTTTAGCCAAATGGTTGACCAGACACTCATGCACTTGCATGGGTACACGACGGTCCAGGATATTGCCACATACTTGACTGCTGACTTGTCTGCGTCTGCCACTACTTTAACGATTAACGATACTACGGCTATCAGTCGTGGTGTTGTGGAGATCGGTGACGAGCTGATCTGGGTGGATAACGTGAACACGACGACGGGTGCTATCACTGTCCCGCCTTATGGTCGTGGGTATCGTGGCACTACTGCTGTGGCCCATTCGACTGGTGACCGGGTTGTGTCGTCCCCGTTGTTCCCTCGAAAGATTGTGACGGACACGATCAATGAGGCTATCCGGTCGGTGTACCCGGAGTTGTTCGCGGTCGGTGAGACTACGATCAACTATCAACCATCCATTAACACGTACTCTCTACCTGAGGGTGCGTTGGACATTATCCAGATTTCGTGGCAAACTACTGGCCCGTCGAAGGAGTGGCTGCCTATCCGTCGTATGAGGGTGGATAAGCACGCCGCTTCTGCCGCGTTTAGCACTGGCGTGTCGTTCAGTGTATATGACCATATCGTTCCGGGTCGGCCTATGCGGATCGTGTACACGAAGGAACCGTCTGCTTTGGTGAATGCGTCTGATGAGTTTACGACGGTGACGGGGTTGCCTCGTTCGTGTGAGGATCTGATTCGCTTGGGTGCTTCGTACCGTCTGGTTCCGTTCTTTGACTCGCCACATCTGAGTGGTTCTAGTGCTGAGGCTGATTTCGCTGGTCAACAGCGTGGTATCGGTTCGTCTGCTCAGTTGTCTCGTTACTTGCTGCAAATGTACCAGCTCCGTCTTGCTGAGGAGACTAAGGGTTTGCAGCATGTGTATCCTAATCGCAGTTACTACACCCGCTAGGTAAGGAATAAACAATATGGCACGTAGATACTATTCATCTACCGCAGCCCGGACCACGTTGGCTACGGGTGTTGATGACACGACGACGACATTGAGCGTTACTGCTGTGTCGGGTTGGCCTTCGTCGTTCCCGTACACGCTGATCTTGGATCAGGATACGGTGAATGAGGAGATCGTTGAGGTGTCTGCCCGTAGTGGCACGACGTTGACGGTGACTCGTGGCGTGGATGGCTCGTCTGCTGTGGCGCATTCTTCGGGTGCAGCGGTTCAGCATGGTGTGTCTGCTCGTGACTTTGATGAGCCTAATGCGTTCATTAATGGTACGGGTACGGTGACGGAGACTCTGCTGGCTTCTGATTCGGTTACGTCTGCGAAGATCGTGGATGGCACGATTGTGAACGCTGACATCAATGCTTCTGCTGCTATCGCGCAGTCAAAGATCGACAGTCTGACTAGCGATCTTGCGTCAAAAGTGGACTATGCGACGCCGACTAACGCGCAGGCAGGTACGGCGTACACGTTCGTTGCCGATGATGCTGAGCGGATCACGACGGCGAGCAACGGTAGCGCGGTGACGTTCACGATTCCGCCGCAGACCGATGTTGCGTGGGGTGCTGACACGATCCTTCGAGTGGTGAATTATGGCGCGGGTGCGCTGACTGTCGCTGGCGGTTCGGGGGTGACAGTCACAAACACCGCCACCACCATTGGTCAGTTTGGTGGAGGAGCCGCTATCCGTACCGGCTCTGATGCTTGGACGTTCGTCCCTTTTGGGGCTGGTGAAGCGTTTGAGGCGACAGGCGGAAATGAGGTAGCAACCGTAGGTTCCTATCGCTATCACCTGTTCACATCATCTAGCACTTTTGTCGTAGATAGCGGATCAGGTGCTGTGGAAATCTTGGTCGTTGGTGCTGGCGGCGGCGGTGGTAAATCTGGCGGTGGCGGTGGCGGTGGCGCAATTGAGCCTGCATCTGGATACAGCACGCAAACTTTATCCGCAGGAAGTTATACGGTCACGGTGGCTAGCGGCGGCGGTGGATCAACAAACATAGGAAATAAAGGCGGGACTCCGTCTGGCACATCGTTTGCTGGTACTTCTACTATTACGGCTCTTGGTGGTGGTGGTGGTGGTTCACAATCAAACGCTACCGGTGACACGGGTGGGTCGGGTGGTGGTCAGTCTTGGAACACAGGCTCAGCCGGTGGCGCGTCTGGATCAAATACAAACATCGGAGGAACCGGCTCAGGCATTTACAGCAATAAAACCCGCAGCGGTGGCGGCGGTGGAGCAACTGCCGCAGGTACTAATGCGACATCAGGTCAAGCCGGAAATGGTGGTCAAGGAAAAACCCTAACCGACATTGACGCAAACCTGACTTCAGGAAACTTCTCGTCATTCTCTGGCATGACAGTTATTTCATCAGGCGGCGGTGGTGGCGCAGGTGCAGGCTTGAGCACTACGCCCGACTCGTCAGGAACCGGCGGAACGGGCGCAGGGTCGGGTGGACGTAGAAATGACAGCGGCACAGTCTTTGCAACTCCAGGTAACGCTACTTCTTTTGGTTCTGGTGGCGGTGGCGGTGGCAGTGATCAAAATGCAGCGAATGGATACGGCGGTCTTGTGATTGTGAGGTACGCAGTATGAGCAAAAATGTTGCAGTTATTAGCGCAGGCGGCGACGTCGTGGCTATCAACATTCAGGCCGACGACTACGAACCGCAGCCTTACGAGATCGAAGTAACAGGCGCGGCGTGGGTCGGCGGCGATTACGTCGGCGGCTACTTCTATCCGCCGCAGCCATTCCCATCATGGACTCGGAGCGAAGGCGAGTGGCAGCCGCCTGTCCCGATGCCGACTGACGGCGAGCGTTACGAGTGGGACGAGGACGCGCAAGAGTGGCAAGCCGCAACAGAGTGACACGTTCGTACAATAGGGTGTATAGCATACAGTCTGTCTAGTATTTAGATGTAGTTTGCCTACGTTTAATGACAGACCGGCACGGTCTTGCCGAAATCAGCATAATGTGTACTTTGTACCGATTATGTTGATATTAAACGGTACGATCTTGCCGGTATTCCGTTACAGAAAAACGGTATCTGTATAGGAGTACCAACCTAACGTTACAGAAAACGTCACGTTAGCGACTATTTATGTCCACGAACGCCGACATTCCGTAAATGTCTGCGAACGACGACAATCTGCTACGATGTACTTATGACTGAAGATCCCTTGGGTATCAACTACATGTGCCCATTTTGTGTCACACCCTGGAAGTGCAACGGACCCCACATAGACGTGGACGATCTGCCAGCGTTCCGCTTGTACATGGATGACGTCGCAGCTGACGTACTAACCGAAGCGATCCAAGCCGTGTACAAGGACTGCCACCACACCAAGTATGTCGGCTGTCGTCCCTGCCCCCACGATGAGATCGCGGAGCGACTACGCGCCATCAAGCCTAGACTGCTAGAAGATGACACCGCTTGGGACAATGGCTACAAGACTGGAGTTAACCACTCAGTCAGCACCATTGTGAATTACATTGATGAGTTCCACAAGCATGTCGGTGACTTGACCTGTCAGCCTTTCCAGGGTGACACTTGTGACATGAGTGCTGCCGTGAGGGTGGCGGCTAACCGGGTCAAGAAACTGCTGGAGGTTCCCGATGTCAGACCCAGTGAGTAGCCTACGTCCCGAGGTTGCCTGGATGATCCATGCTCACGAGTGTGGATGTTCGGAAGGTCCGGACGATTCGGACTTTGATCTGGCTGACCGGATCATTCGACGGGTCATCCTGAACATAATGACTCAGGAAGCTCAGCATGAGGGACTGTATGACGTTACGGATAAACAGTCCCCACAAACCGATTAAACGTACCGCGCTACTGAAAAGAACCGTCGTTCTTCCCGTGGATAGGTAGCACGGTCGCGGCTGAGCATCCGCTATACAACTGCTCACCTAATCTTGCGTCAACTCAGCAACCTTCCCAGGCAACTGGAGATTCGCAGACGGGTTGACCCCACCATTGAACATGACCCGACCGGCAATCGCCTCGTTGCGTTGCCGACGCTCATTGTCAATACCCAGATACAGCTCGGTGGTAACCACACTAGCGTGACCCAGCATCGACTGGACACGTCTAGCCGAACCGTCGTAACCCTGGCCTCGTAGTTCCTCAAACAAACTACGCGCACCAGACCTACGCAGGACGTGGCAACCGTCACCCTTGTTGGCTATACCCAAGCGTTCCATCGCTTCCTTGACGATACGCTGCGGTCTGCCTATGCGTTGCGTGGGACGCAACGGGTGCGGTCCACCAGTAGGCACGAGCTTCCTTTGACCCTTCACACCCCGCATGGGTGCTGGTCCACGGGAGGGAACCACGTACCACTCCGGGTTGATCTTCCCACACTCGTTGTGATAATAGGTCGCCCATGCGACCAATTCGTAACGCAGTTCGGCACAGATCGGTAACTGGTCAGCCTGCTTAGTCTTGATCCGGTAGATGTGGATTTCGTTGTTGGCTAGGTCCATGTCTTTCCATTTGAGATTGATGATCTCGCTGGCTCGCATGAACGTGTAGATGCCTAGTGCGATGAAGGCTCTGTCTCTGGCGTGTGTGGTGGAATCCATGAGCGCACCCAGTACCGGCAGGGTTAGCCATGTTTTTTCCCGCTTCTCTACGTTGCGGGTTTTCCACCCTGCTGTGGGGTCGTAGTCCGGTAGCAGGTAGCCGTGGGTTCGACAGTATTTCAGGAAGTTCCTGATGGCTATGAGGTAGATGTTCTTTGTCCCTTGGGACCAGTCGCGTCCGATGAAGAACTCATCAATGTGCTTGGGTTTGATGTCGGACACTTCAATGTCACCCCACGTTCGGGCGGCATGGTTGATGACGTTTTGTGCTGTGACTATGGTGGATCGGGCAAGACCCCTCGCCCCCAAGAAGGCGAGGTAGTCCTGCCCAACCTGCTGGACTGTTGACATTAGTTAACTAGACACGCCGACAGGAACAGTTGTGCTGATGATCCTGTGGTTGTCCACGGACGACCGCTAGTGTCGTTCGCGTACACGGTCCACCTGTTTTGTGGACCTTGAACGGTTGTCCCTGATGGGCAGGCACCGTTCACCAGGAAGATCATTCCTGATGCTAGACCTACACCATCTTGTCCATCTTGACCGTCAGCTCCCGCTGGACCTGGTAAGCCGCGTTCACCTGCTGGCCCTGCTGGGCCGACTGGACCAACTCCACCGCTAGGTCCGGTCGGTCCTGCTGGTCCCGCTGGTCCTTGCGGTCCCGTTGCACCCGTTGCACCCGTTGCTCCGGGTGGTCCGGCTACTGCTCGTTCTTCTAGCAGTGCTTGGATCTGTGCCTGGAGCAACGTGATCTGCTTGGTGAGTTTCTTCTTGGACATCACTTTGGTTGCTTGTTGTGTCTTTGCTCGTGGCGAGATGTCGTTGAACGCCACTGCCGGTGTCGCTAGTGCGACTGATAATGCTGCAACTGTTACTGCTGTTACTACTTTTTTCATATGTGATTCTCCCCGAGATTTCACAGACATACGCCTGCTAGTAGATTGTATCACGGGAAGGTTGGATCTTGGCTACCGACTACACCGAAGAGGTCGTAGAAGACCTCGGACTTGGTATCGAAGCACCCACAGGCATAGGCCAGTACGGTCCTGATGCCCAAAAGTGGGACTGTTCTATCGGTGGCCTTAACTTCCTATTCGCCACAAACGACACATACCCCATCAAAAGGGAAACCGCTAGGTTCCGTCGTGAACGCATCGACACCGAACGCAACCCCGGTGAGCAGAGCTTGGACTCTGGTTACTGGATTCGCAGTCAAGCATCGTGGCATTACGGTGCCGGTATCCCCACGGCTGAGCCATTAGAGACAGCCACGGATGAGGCACGGTTCCGTTACCTGCAAGGTGGCGGCGTTGACCCGTGGACTCCTGGCGAGTTGACTCTCCTGAACTCTACTTCCGCTGTGTACACGGCTAGTGCCTCGTGGATTAAGGTTGACGGTATCGGCACGGGCATCCTCGCTGGTGCTAACTACGGTGCTACCGGCACATTGACGTACATCACGAACGCTGGTGCATCCACCGCTATCACCTGGGGTGGTGCTGACACGATTGATTCGTTCGATGAGACTGGTCAGTATTGGCTCGCATCGGACACTGCCGGTATCTGGCGCGGTGATTTGCCTTCCAGTTCCGGCACACAGATTTACAACAACAAAAGCACACCTGACTACACGCTGCTACGTTGGGTGAAGTCCCGTGTCATGTACGCGGAAGATAACGACATTCACGAGATCACGGATCTCACCCCATCTTCTGCAACCCTACCGACCGCGTTGTATTCGCACCCTAACGCTGACTGGATCTGGACTGACTTCGCTGACGGACCCAGCAGCATCTACGCCTCCGGTTACTCCGGTGAGTACAGTGCCATCTACTCCATCGGCATTAACGTCACGACGACTACGGTGACGTTGGATCAACCGATCGTTGTCGCTGAGATGCCTCGCGGTGAGGACATCATCAGCCTCTACCAGTATGTCGGTTCGTTCCTGGTGATCGGTACGAGTATTGGTTTGCGTGTGGCACAGATCAACACAGACGGTTCTCTTACTGTCGGTCCCTTGATTTTCAATGGTGGTCCTGTTGATGATGCTGTCGGTAAGGGCCGCTACTTGTACTTCACGGTGCGGGATCGTGGTCGCGCAGGTGACCGTCAGTTTCGTCCCGGCCTGTACCGCATGAACTTGGGTCAGATCATCAACGAAACCCCACTTGATTTCGCTTACGCCGCTGACCTGGTGACCCCTGAGGACCATGACGGTGACGCTATCAGTGTGACTGTCGCTGACGAGAAACTGTGGTTCGGTGTGACGGGTACTCCTGGTGGTGTGTACCGGCAGAATGACACGTTCGTGGATGAGGGCTGGCTGGAGACTGGTCGTATCCGTTTGGGTACGATGGAGAAGAAGGCGTGGCGTGACCTGAGACTGCTCGGCATTAACGGTTTGCTGGGCACGGTGACTGCTTACGCGAACATCTTCGGCACCACTAGCCCGTCGAACTGGGATGCTGTCGTGTCGGTGACGGGCGGTAACGAGGACGCTGTGGGCAAACTGAATGTGCCGTGCCCGTCGCCGTCTACTGACTTGTATCTGGCTTTCCATTTGCAGTCGAATCTGGCTTGCTCGTGTTCAGCGAAGATGATCGGTTACCAGTTGCGTGCTGTGCCGTCACCTCGCAGGACGGAGCTGCTGGAGATTCCGGTTCTCATGTTTGACATGGAGACTGACCGGCAGGGTGGTAAGTATGGTTCGTTCGGTAACGCTTACCGCAGGTTTAAGGCTTTGAAGGCACTGGAGGAAACTGGTGCCACGGTGTCTTTCACGGACTACACGACTGGTGAGAAACTGGAAGTGTATGTGGAGGAGGTTGCCTATAACCGTACTGCTTCACCGTCTATCGGCACGAAGCGGCATGGTTCGGGCGGTGTTGTCCGTATCTTGTTGAGGACCGTGTGATGTCTGCGAATGAGGTTGCCGGGTTGGTGCTGACCGTCCTGACGATCATGGGCATTCTGCTGGGTGCCTTGGGCTGGTGGATCAACACGAAGATTAAGGCTGCTACGTATCAGATTCAACCGAAAACTAATGGCGGTTTCTCGCTGTCGGATCTGCACAAAAAGATTGATGCTTTAGTGGTTGATGTGACCATCCTGAAGAACGCTGTCCTTGAACTGGAGGATGACGTGGACAAACTCGAACATGACATGGAGGTATTGAAGTGATCTGGACTATTGGTTTCTGGAAGGGCGTGTGCGAACGCGCCGTTAAAACTGCCGCCCAAGCTGGGTTGGCTTTCTTCGTTGTTGGGGAGACTGGCGTTGCTGATGTTGACTGGGCTACTGTCGGGGGCGTTGCTGTGGTGGCTGCTATCGCGTCGGTCCTCATGTCGTTAGCCTCTGCACCATTCGGACCTGAGGGTACACCTTCGCTCGTCTGGGACGGGGACGTTGTAGATGACGTTCAGTAAGGATTTCCGTAAGGCCCTGGAGGCTCGCCTTCCTGGGAAGGTGGAGTTCTTTCCTCGCTGGTCGCAGCAGCGTCGTGGCCCGTGGCGTGGACCTAAGGGAATGCCGGTGGCTTTGATGGTTCATCATACTGCTGGAGCTGCCACGAGTTCTACTTCGCCGTCGCATCCTGGCAATAAGAAGGGTGCGAACCGGGGTGTCATCCAGTTTGTGCAGAATCACTATGAGGTTCCTGCTGCCAACTTTACGTTGGATAGGGATGGAACTGTGTACGTTCACTCAATCCATAGTGTCTGGCACGCTGGTAGGGGTTCGTTCCGTGGCGTGAAGCCGTATGACTCGCTGGGAATCCCGGATAATCTTGGGAATGATTTCATGCTAGGAGTGGAAGTCGTTTCGAAAGGTTTGAAGAAGGATTTCACAAGGGCACAAAAGGAGTCCTTGGGTAAGCTGGCTAATGCTTGCAAGGATGTGACTGGCTGGAAGGGCTTCTGGAAGAGGCTACCGAACCATCGCACCTGGGCACCGAACCGGAAGGTTGATTCCCGGTACACCCTTATGGCTCTGCGTAGGTGGGCTGTACGGTTTAAGTAGCCCTAATCGGCCCTGTGAGGGCCGTAGAGACACTTTCTCCCCCTGTCTGGTATATCCGGGCGGGGGAGTTTTTGTCGTCTTAGGGTGGCTCTCAGAGCCTCGGCATGAAGTTGATATACCAGAATCCTAATCAATATATCTTATCAACTTTGTCTAGTAGCCTAGACAAAATTAAAGTTGAACTTTAAATTATCCCACCTAGTATTTAGTACCAAGTATAGTATAGAACCTATAGTTATATACTATAGTTATAACTACTATACTATAGCCCCGGCCCTTAAAGGCCGGGGCTTTTAGTGTAGTTACTAAAAATAGATTAGTCAAACCACGACACGCCGAGGCGTGTCTACTTGCAAACAACCCAAAAACTGTTGATACTCCCCGGTTATGGAGAATAAAGAAAGTTATCTGAGCCATAGTCAGTTCACAACCTGGCTATCCTGTGGTGAGAAATACAGGCTCACGAAGATCGTCGGGGTCCAAGAAGACCCCGCCTGGTACTTCGCGGGTGGAACCTCGGTTCATGCTGCTGCCGATGCAATCGACCATCAGTTACTCAAAGAACAACAGTGAACAGGCAAGACAAGTACCTCGGTGGATGGCACTTCATACGCCGAAGTTACGACGAACACCCACAGTACGGGTTTCTGTACTGGTCGGGGACACTGGACATCTGGTTCCGCAGGACAATGTGGACCATTAGACGATGGAGAAAAGCATGAGTGCAGTAGCCTACGAAGCAGGCTTAGCAGCCTTCCGGGAAACCCTAGAAGCAGAAGTAGCCAAGGCACCCAACGCCAACTGGCGAGCTGGTGGCAGGGCAACGAAGGCTTACCCGAACAAGGAAGACAAGACATGGTGGTTGGCTGAAGGACCAACGATGGTCCACAACTACTACAACTGGCGGCAACAGAATCCCAACCTTGACATCTGGCACACACCAGAAGGAACACCAGCAATCGAACTAGGGATCTCTGTCACTCTGCCGGGGGACGTAACGCTGAAGTCCTACATTGACCGTGTGTTCGTGGACAAGGCCACAGGCCAGACCATGATCGTGGACCTGAAGACAGGTAAACCACCACAGGCAGGGTTGCAGTTGGCTGTGTATCGTCTAGCGTTACAGCAGCAGTTCGGTGAAGCACCACGCTACGGTGCATTCTGGATGGGTCGCCAAGGAACCCTAGACAAGGTGTACGACCTGGACACCTACCCGATCCCGATGGTTGAACGGTGGATGCGGGACGTGAAGAAAGCCATCGACATGCAGATCTTCGTGCCACACATCAACATGATGTGCGACTATTGTGGAGTGAAGAAGTTCTGCTATGCTCACGGCTCACAAGAATATGTACCTGATTTCGATAGTGATTTGGAGAACTAATGAGTACCGAACCGATGCACAAGATCACCGTCAAGGTCGGTGACGCACTACGCACCATTCAGGCTGACACGCATGAGGAGTTTGTGGAGCAGCTTGCTTTGGCTCACGAGTCGTTGCAGCAGTGCTATGACCTGCTCGTGGCTGCACGGGCTGTCGGTAACGTGGCTGCTCCTGCACCCGTTCAGGCGGCGGCTACTGCTGCACCCGTTGTTGAGAATGCTGCACCCGCAGCGTTTGCTAACGCAACCGTCCCCCAATGCCAGCACGGTGCGAAGACCGCGAAGAGTGGTGCTTCCGCTAAGGGACCGTGGCGTGCATGGATGTGCCCTGCACCTAAGGGTGACCCGTCACAGTGCGCTCCCGATTGGGTGCGTCGTGGCTCGCCAGAGTGGAACAACTTTCCAGCATAGGAGGTGAATCATGGAAGAAACAACGCCGTACTACAACCGCATCACTGTCATCAGTGACGAGCGTATTGACGTTGCGGAACTAGCGAAGGCTGTCAAGAAGTTCGGGACAGTCAGCGCAGTGTCCTCAACCCAGTCCCGCGCAGGGTTGTGGGATGACTAATGAGAACACTAGACCGGGCTATACGGAACATCGACCAAGGCGGGACAACCATCCCCATGCCTTTCAAGTCGTGGACCGATAACCAAATCTCCGTTCGCCGTGGTGAGGTCAGCATGATTGCTGGCCCACCCGGTGCGGGGAAGTCCACGGCAGCACTCGCCATCGCCATCAGGTCACGAGTGCCCACACTGTACGCCAGTGCCGACTCACACGAATCCACAATGGCAATCAGGTCACTCGCTATGGTGACGGGTATGCCTCAGGCTGACGTGGAAGAACGCATGGTCAGTGAACCTGAGTGGGCAACTGCGATGCTCCGCGATAATGTATCCCATATCAGGTGGATGTTTGATGCGTCACCCACGCTCGCTGATCTGGAAGATGAGATCAACGTGTACCGGGAGTTGATGGGTGACAACCCTAGCCTTATCGTTGTGGATAATGCTGTGGATGTGACCCACGATTCGGGTGATGAGTTCTCCTCGCTTCGATCTTTGATGCGTGAGGTGAAGTGGTGGTCCCGTGACACGGGTGCTGCGTTCCTTATCCTGCATCACACGTCGGAAGGGTACGAGGGTTATCCGTGTCCTCCGCGTGCAGCACTGCATGGGAAGATCGCACAGGTTCCTTCGCTGATTGTTACGTTGTCTAGTAGTGAGCCTGGTTTGATGGCTGCTGCTGCTGTTAAGAACCGTTATGGTCCTGCTGATTCTACGGGTAAGACTGCCTTGTGGATGGATTATTTTCCGGCGAACATGCAGTTGAAGGACTTAGACTCTTGAAGATTGGCAGCTTGTTCAGTGGCTACGGTGGCCTAGACATGGCTATCAAGGGAGATCTGACGTGGTACTCAGAGATTGAACAAGCAGCCTGCACGGTAATGCAAAACCACCATCCACAAGTATCAAACATTGGCGACATGACAGAAGTAAACTGGTCTGAAGTTGAACCAGTTGACATCATTACAGGTGGATACCCGTGCCAACCATTCAGCACAGCGGGGAAACGGAAAGGGAAAAACGATGAGCGACACTTATGGCCCTACGTCCGGGAAGCTATTAGCGTACTGGAACCCCAAATCGCAATCCTTGAAAACGTTGCAGGACACCTTACTCTCGGACTTGGAACCGTCATTGGACAGTTGTCCGAATTGGGGTACGCAACGAAATGGGCTACTGTTCGAGCATCCGATGCCGGGGCACCTCACCAGAGGAAAAGAGTTTTCATTGTTGCCTACCCCGCGAGCGCAGAATGGGGAGACAAGGAATCAGACGATTTGGTTCAGGCCGGATGGGGAGCCACAGAACTTGGAGAACGCCATAGCTCGTATTCCTGGGGCACCTATGAAGAAGCGATCCGAAGGTGGGAAGAAATCTTAGATCGTCCTGCTCCGCAGGCTTGGGACGATAAGTATGTTAGCTCTAGGTTTGTTGAGTGGATGATGGGCTTACCTGATGGCTGGGTTACTGGTCATGGCTTGACTCGATCTGAAGAATTGAAAATGCTCGGTAATGGTGTCGTTCCACAGCAAGCCCAGCTTGCTCTTAAAGTTTTGGGGTCTATGTCGTGAAGTTTGCATATGCTGACCCACCATACCTGGGTTGCGGGAAGTCTCGCTACGGTAAGTACCACGAAGAAGCCGCAGTGTGGGACGATCCACAGTCACACATAGATCTTGTGCATAGACTTGTGGATGAATACCCGGACGGTTGGGTAATATCCCTGAATCCACGAGACTTGAAACTGTACCTGAATGCTGCGCCAGACGACACTCGTGTTGGTGCGTGGGTGAAAACTTTTCATCAGATCCGTCCGACTACGACACAGTTTGCTTGGGAACCAGTGCTGTTCCGTGGTGGTCGTAAAGACAACAAACGCAAACCCATGATTCGTGATTGGATACAAGCCAATGCCACAAGAAAGAAAGGCTTGCCTGGTGCTAAGCCTGACGTATTTAATCGTTGGGTTCTTGATCTTATGAACTACCAGGAGGGTGACACCTTGGATGATTTGTTCCCCGGTACTGGTGGTATGCAACGGACCATTGACGAGTTGGTGTTGCTGTGAGTACCTACAACAAGATCAAGGGAACCCGCTTCGAAACGGACCTGGAGAACTATCTCAATGAGGCTGGGGTCAACGCTCGTCGCCTACCTCGCGCTGGGACCAAAGACATCGGTGACGTATCTATCAGCATCAAGAACTTCGCCATCATTATTGAAGCCAAGAACGTCAAGAAGCAGGAGATGGCTGAGTTCCTACGTCAAGCCGACGTGGAATCCTGCAACTACGAACTGAAGTACGGCACACCCACCGTTCCTGTCGTGGTCACTAAGACACGCGGGAAGAAAGCCGGTGAAGCCAGGGTGACCATGACTCTTGATACCCTGCTAGATCTATTGAGACTAGGAGGCGTAACATGAGCGACGCACGGTTCGACATATGGCCCGTCCTAGAACACTACGGATGGGACCTACCCTCACCCAGAGGAGTGTGGCAGTCCATCAAATGCGGGGCACACGACGACTCCCACGCCTCCTGCCGCATCAGCCAAGAAGCAGGGCAAGTGAAATGCCTAGCCTGCGACTTCAAAGGCGATGCCATAGATGTTGTCCGATACTACGAGAAGGTGAACTACCCCGATGCTGTCCGTCGATGCGAAGAACTCACTGAAGGAAGCGACCGAAACGTACTACAATCAAGTCGGGGATATAGCCGACTACCTTCTCGGACGCGGGATAAACGGAGAAGCCGCGCTTACACACCGCCTCGGCTACGTCAAAGAACCAATGATCGGACATGAAGCCTACGCGGGACGACTGTCAATACCGTACCTCACACCGACTGGCCCAGTTGATATACGGTTCCGTGCCCTACACCCAGACGAGACACCTAAATACATGTCCCGGGCTGGAGCTGAGCAGCACATGTACAACGTGCCAGCATTCCAGCAGGACTCAGACATCATCGCTATCTGCGAGGGTGAGATTGACACTATCGTTATGCACAGCATGGTCGGTATCCCAGCGGTGGGTATGCCGGGTGCTAACGGGTGGAAGTCGTGGTACTCGCGTGCGTTCCAGGATTACCGGAAAGTTCTCGTCCTAACGGACGGGGATCAGGCTGGTAGGGATATGGGTAAGAAGATCATGCAGGCGATTGACGTGGCTGTGGTCGTGTCAATGCCGGATGGTCTTGACGTTAATGAAGTGTTCTTAGCCGAAGGTGCTGAGGGAATCAGAAAGCGAGTGGGTATCTATGAGTGACGACTTCGTTGCTGCTGGGCTACTGATCGTAGGTTCCATGCTTGCAGGCTGGGTGCTTGCAGGTCTGGTGCTGTGGATGGGTGCTGAGTGGGAAGAACGCAAGTGGCGTAAGCGGCTTGGTGAAATCCAGCGTGAGGGGCTTGATCGTGTATGACACTGACG